CTGTTCCACCTGTCCCAGCTACCGGAGGCCATACACTTGAAAGCTGGCTTACATTACTTGCTGGAGTACCAGCACCTGCAAGCTTAATCATACCATTAGATATTACTTGAGCATTTATCTCGACTATACACTGAGCAGTCCTGTTGGGGGTTGTACCTGTAACTGAATCGATACGGAACAGCAAAGCAGCTCCTGTGCTATCTGTAAACCTGAACTCTCCAGAGTCATACGCCACTGGCGGGAACTCTACAGATTGTCCAGCTATGTGGAAGTCAAACCCAGATGCGTTAGCAGTCTCTCCTACAAAGAACTCCATCAGATCCCCTGCTACAAGGCTCGTATTAGTCCCGTTTATATCTTGAGATGTTAGGACATTAATGTTTATATTGAATAAGGTAGTAAAAGCTGGCCCTGCTGTCCACGGTAGCCATATACCTGTAGAAGTCTTATGCCTAGCGTAAGCTCTATAGTTAGTAGCCCCTGCAAGAGCAGTAGACACAGCAGCACTAAGCCCAGAGTTGCTACCAGATGATACAAAAGCATTCTGTGCCAAATTCTTTATCTTGACCTCAGTACCTCCGTGAGTGTAGCTCTGATACCCAACTTCATTATTGAACACTTGAATATCATACGCCTCAAGTGTAGTAGTGCCACCAGCTCCACCACTGAGGAAGACAGTGAACAGCACAGGATTAGACAAGTCTATCGTATGCGCTCGCATGTCAGTTATTGTTGCATCTGTCCTAGACAGCAGAGTTTGCTGAGAGCCGCTACTCAGAGCAATTAACTCTAAGTCTACATGAAAGCGTCCTGGTGCAGTTGGACAAGCCAGAACACCTTGAGTGCCTGAGCTACCAACCTCGAAGAAGAACCAAGGTGTAGTAGTAGCAGACCCAGTCTGATTCAGGAAGAACGACCCTTTAAGGATTCCGCTAGACCCTAGAGCATTAGCTGGAAGCGTGAACTGCAGGGCTGTACCTTGAACTCCACCAGAAGCTGAAGTATTAGGTGCTCCATGAAATCCTGATCTCCTAGATGAACCTTGCAGTGTGGTCACTGTAGGCGTAAGGCTTACTCCTGTAGCGTTAACAACAGGAGCGCTGAAGCTTACAGGTGCGAATATAGTATCTACAGGAACCAGACCAACATGAGTGAATATCTGCCTATCTACTGCCCTCCAAGGAGAAGCAAAGCCAGCATTAGTCATTATTGCCAACTTGCATCCTGGGTCCGCTGTAATAAGCTCTATCACCCAGTGCAGCTCCTCACCTTCAGAGTAAGCAATGTTGTCCACTAAGATGAATAGCTCTCCTCCAGGAACCACTGTCTGCCCAGTGTTTGCAGCATCAGCATTGCTCAGAGTCCTGTCATATATCTTAGTCCCCGTCTCATCTGTTCCTCTGTGTGCTGTCACTCTTACGCTGCAATCATCATCCCAGATCATACTTGGGCCTAACTTGTAATAAATCCTCTTCAAGATGTAGTCCTGCTGAGGAACGACATTATAGCTATATTTCATAGCTCCAGCAGAGCTTGTCCACTCCTGATCAAACTTGTCTACAACTTCAGGGTACGCTCCGTCTTTGGCAGGACCAGACTTGTCAAGCACTACGTTCCTTGTCCAAGTGATACCATTATCTGCAACAGTACTGCCAACTCCAGTAGGCCAAGTAGCAGGCTCAGTGGCCCCCGTGGTCCCTCCTACAGTAGCAATGTACACGTACCCAGTTGCCTTAGCATCAGTTGGACGTATCCTGTCTCCTATGACTACAGACTTAGCGGAAGTCCAGGAGCTGGCAGAGTTGCCATGCGTGACTACCCTAGATTCAAGAGCCTGCTGCCTGCACTCTGTCACGGGGCCAGTCCCTGTATTATCTACAGTCTGCCCAGCGTGCATGTATACTGTAGTATCTCCTACAACTTCAGTGGTAAGGTGCGAGCCTCTTGAGCTTAACTTAATCCTATCCTGGGTGCCTATAACTATATTGTTATAGACATCCGTCATCTTTGCTCTCTTGCTTGTTCCAGCAGCCCCTGAAGTAGTGTCAGAGACATCTACAACATGCATAAGGTCTTCTCCATCCACTGCTGTCAGGGATGGCTGATCTGTTAGTTTAGCCACAGCGTTTCCTTATTTAGAGGGTTCTATGTACTCTACTCCTTGAGCTTCCATAAGAACCTTTAGGTTAATATTAGTTTCCTGTACCAGCTCTTGTACCCCAAGAATCTTGACCTTGTTCTCACCGATACCCCCGAATGCAGTCTGAGAGACTGAAACGAAGATGCCAAGGATCAAGGCCAAGACCGAGGTAAGCACAAGACCAGCTCCCCAGATTGTATTAACTCTGCTAGAGAGACTTTCATGTGCTTCGCATGACATTATAGACTCCATAAGTACAAGCACTCTGCCAGCAGCACTATAGCTACTAGGAGCACTATGAGCTTTCGCTTAGTTCTCGCTTCCTGTTCTCTTAGGTTCATATTAATCTCCTGCTATAGGCAATTCCGCCATGTAGCCAAGAAGTTCTTGCACATGCCCAGATTCAGGGTCATCGTACTCAGCAGTCACGAACTCAGTTTGCCCTTGCCACTCCACCATGACCAGTTCCATATAGGGTGAAACGTGCCCGACAGACACGATGTACTCCATAGCCTGAGCAAATGCTAGAGTAGCCACAATTCGGGTATACCCGTTCTGCACCGGAGTATTGCATAGAGCAAAGGCTTCTTCCTGAATCTTGAAATCTGGATTTGCCCCGGCACCGAACAATTGTAGGCACTCTTGAGCAGCTAAGTGCAGTGATATTTCCGGGGCTCCAAGTACCTTGAAGATTACAGTAACGTTATCCATTGATCTTGTTAACCTCCACTTCAGCTATTGCCTGGTAATCGGCAAGGGTTGCTCGGTTTCCTAGTTTTATGGTTGATCCGAGTGGAGCGTTTCCATACATGTGGCCTGTTGAGTTAGCTGCACCAATTTCAAGAGTTGCTGTTATTTTTGCAGCAAGTTTTCCATTAGCGGTTTCATCATTTGTCCATGCACTCCACGCACTCCATGCACCACCTGAATATGACCTAACCTTAATCGACATACCCATGTTAGTCTGGATTGCCAACACATCAATCGGCACACCTACAGCATGAGTTATCGATCGGTTTATGGCAACATCTGTCCCAGCCAATCTCTTATTGAAAACAATCGTCGTGCCTGTAACATCCAGACAGGTGCAGTTATTCGCGTCTGTGTAACTTGCCAATAGTTTTGCAACCTGCCCCGCAGCCTTCGGAATCACCCGCATGTAAATCCCAAAGTTCTGAGCCTCAGTTGCTGAGGTCATCGGGAACAATCCAGTGGTAGGCTTCGTGATGCTTGTGCCTGTTCTGGTGATGCTTGCCAGGGGATCAGCAACGGTGATTATAGGGTCGGTGCAGAAGGCTCCTTCTTCGAGTTGAGGGAGGATGAAGTATATAGTTTGTCCTGCGTCCGCTTGTACCCGCCACGGTTTTCCTGCATCGGCAGGAGTAATATTCGTTGCACAAGTTCTTGCATAATCAGTAGACGCAGTGAACGTTAAGCGGCCTGGTGACTGATTCGTATCCAGGAAACCAGATCCCCCGCGCTGGTAAACAGAAACCGAATGTGGATTTGTGTTACCAGTTACAGAATTAACAACTTGAGCAGCTGTAATGCCTGCACTATTGTCCAGCTTATAGACCTTCCCACTGGTACAAATCTTATCCAATCCAGCAGCAGCCAGAGCAGCAGTATCGTCAACTACGGAGAGTACAGCCGCAGCATCTCCAGACTTCGTGAGGTTCGTCGTATCCGTAGGATTAGTCTTCCGGCAGGTACACTTGTTCGTTCTTGTCGGAGATACAGAAGCCCGTTTCCAGACTGTCGGATCGGTGTCTGCGTAGACGGTCTTGGAGCCTGTGAGGGTGCTGATAGTACTAGACCCCACCCCAGTTCGAGTCTCCCAAATATTTGAGGCTTCATTGAAGCGCCCGCCCTCGCATGCCAGAGATCCAGCAGCAGAAATCCTTAGCTTACCATCCTGATCAGCAACCACGGGAGGATTAGCAAAGGTGTAGCCATTAGTATCGAAGCCGTTGAAGATGTCCGAGATAAGCAGCTCCTCTGGTTCAGCAGCTGGAGCTGGAAACCCAGTCCAAGCTTGTCCATTTTGGAATTGGAACACCTGTCCATTCTGAAACTGTAACTCGCCTCCGCCTCCCATGAAGATTTCGATGTAAGACTTAACCTGATTACTTGGAATTATCTTATCGAAGTATTTGCTTATCAGCATATCACGGTCCGAAGTGAAGGTGTACAGTGCCTGTAATGCCTTCTACTCTAAAGCTGTACAGCACTGCTGTATCTGCTGTCACCAGGCCAAACTTGCTACCTTGAGGGCTACTAACTATTGTAGCTACAACAGCAGGAGTAGCATATCCTGGATAAGTAGCCTGCAAGTAGACAGAACCTCCGAAAGCCCCTAGCACTGCTACGTCTGAGACAGAAGCAGTAGGTGCAGAAGTAGCCGTAGTAGCATCCGCTGTGTCCGTGTAATCTTGAGCTATCGCCATATTACCTCCTATGGAGTAATCATTCTACATGTTATCTGTTTGACATCTTTAGCCAGCTCAACCATCCCGCAAGCTACTGGAGACTCTTCAAGCATCATCATATCAGCATAAGAGTCATCGTACTGCAAGAAGTGCCCGCCTATCTGGTGCCAGCAGACCATCTTTGCTATCTCGTTCTTCTTCTTATCAATATGTTTCTGGAATACAGGGAAAGCGTCATAAGTATGAACATGCCCTGTAAGGTACAGATCTGCTCCAGGTCGCTGAGTACTGAGCATCTTGGCTCTGTTGATCTTATTGCCTCTCCCGCCTCCTCCTACTCCGTGGTGCAGCACTACATAATAAGATGCCTTCCCCACTACAAGGTTCAGGCACCCAGTCTTCCCTAAGTACGGAACACCTATCTGCTTAGACAGAACCATATCAAAGTCTAATCCAGATGCACTCTGGACTCTCTTATGATGGTTACTGAAAGTAAACCCTAAGCACTTCCCGCCGATAGGCGACAGCTCCTCTGTGAGCTTGTCCAACTCCCACTGAGCTGATTCAGTTGTATACACATCTCCCTTAGATCCCGAAAGAGCAAGCTCTCCAAGGTCTCCTGTGCTTACCCAATAGGCAGAAGGATCATCTTTGATCATCCCGATTATTGTATTAAGGAAAGCAGCATCGCATCCAGGGTGTGCTCTGTGAACATCAGCTAGGTTGTATAGCTTAATAGAATCTGAGAATTTGTGCTTGTTTATCATTGTTACTCCGAAAAAAGCCCTACCCGATGTTCTAGGTAGGGCAAGGTTAAAGATAAGTATTACGCTGGAGTAACTACAGCACCGCCGTCAACAGGCGCCCATGAGTCAGTCTTTGCAGGGCCGTTGGCGGCGTACAAAACCCAGAGAGCACCAGAGGTGTTAACCAGAATCATTGCACCTTTGGCCTTGCCTGATACTAGAGCATTGTTTATCGGCGCATCCTGCTCCGCTAGGTCTGCTGCCGTAACAACAGACACCGGGAAACAAGACACAATTGCGTTTACTGCTTTCGGCTGGGAATCGCCTATTACCGCATC